CTACTGGTAACTCTACTAATGCTGTATTGGCTGTTGTTGCTGCTGGTGCCCCTGCTACTACTGCTGCTCTTCCATTACGTGTATTAGACGTAGTTCGTGAAACAGCTGTAACAGTTAGTGTTCCTAGTACTTCAACTACTACTACTAACATTACTATCCCTGCTAGTCCTGTAGCAATCCTTGCTGGCTCTGACGTTTCATTTGTTGCAGCTAACGGTCAAATTGTAGAGACAGGTTCATTTGTAACAACTGCGGTTGCTGTTGGTGGTACTACTATCGCCTTAAACTTAGCATCACAAGTTACAATCCCTGCTGCCGCTGTTATCGTTATTACTCAATACACTGAAGTATTGGTAAAACTTAACTTTGGTATTTCAAGTTACTATACAGCCGCCGCTGCTTAAGGAGTTTAATAATGGCTATTTCACGCGCACAATTACTGAAAGAGTTGCTTCCGGGGCTTAACGCTCTTTTCGGTTTAGAATATGCTCGTTACGGTGAAGAACATAAAGAAATTTATGAAACTGAATCATCAGAACGTTCATTTGAAGAAGAAACAAAACTGTCTGGTTTCTCAGCAGCACCTGTCAAAAACGAAGGCTCAGCCATTAGTTATGACAATGCTCAAGAAGCTTGGACTGCTCGCTACAACCACGAAACTATTGCTTTAGGTTTTTCTTTAACTGAAGAAGCTATTGAAGATAACTTGTATGACTCTTTGTCTGCTCGTTATACTAAAGGTTTGGCTCGTGCTATGTCTTACACCAAACAAGTTAAAGGTGCTGCTGTTTTAAACAACGGTTTCTCTGCAGCTTATGTTGGTGGTGACGGCGTTGCGTTGTTCTCATCTGCTCACCCTTTAGTTAATGGCGCTACTAACAGCAACATTCCTTCTACTCCTGCTGATTTAAACGAAACTTCTTTAGAAGCGGCTGTTATCCAAATCGCTGCATGGACTGATGAGCGTGGCTTGTTGATTGCTGCTAAACCTAAAAAGTTGATCGTTCCACCTGCATTGCAATTCGTTGCAACTCGCTTGTTGGAAACTGAACAACGTGTAGGAACTGCTGACAACGACATCAATGCGTTGAGAAACAACGGTTCTATTCCACAAGGCTACGCTATCAACCATTTCTTGACTGATAGCAACGGCTGGTTCTTAACTACTGATGTACCTAATGGTATGAAGCATTTTGTTCGTGCTCCTATCACTAATGACATGAGTGGAGATTTCGACACCGGAAATGTTCGCTACAGAAGTCGCGAAAGATATTCTTTCGGCTGGAGTGATCCACTTTCTATGTACGGATCGGTCGGCGCTTGATAGTAGAGGGCTCTGACTAAACTAAGGCTCACTTCGGTGGGCCTTTTTTATGTTTGCTATTTTTAAAAACAACTGTATAATATTACCTGTAACGAAACCCACAGGAGAATATAATGTACAGTGAATACCCAACCACTCGTAAAGAAGCTCAAGAAACTAAAGCAACTCATTACTTTACAGGACTACCTTGTAAGCATGGGCACATAGCCCTACGTAAAACTAAAGGCACTTGTATGGATTGTCTTAAAATAGAATGGGAAGAAACTAATGCTAAACGTGCATTATTACCTAAATCTGAAGCTAGTAAAAAAGCAGGTAAAAAATACTACGAGAATAATAAAGAGGTTGTAAAATTAAGGGCTTTAAGTAGAAGTCCTGAAGATATTACAAAGTATAGAAAAACATGGAAGAAAGCCAATCCTGAACTAGTGTTAGCCAATGATAAACACCGCAGAACTAAGCACAAACAAGCCACACCCAAATGGCTTACTCAAGAACATAAGACACAAATTAAACAGTTCTATTTAGATGCTATGCTAGTGAGCAAAGTTACAGGTATACCCTACGCTGTGGATCATATTGTACCGCTTCGTGGCGAGCTTGTTAGCGGGCTACATGTGCCTTGGAACCTAGCAGTTATAACTCGTGAAGAGAATAGCAAAAAATCAAATAAAATAAACTTGCACAGATAATAAATACGTAGTATAAGTACCCTAATACCCGGAATATCCGGCTTGGTAGACTGCCCGGGCAGACGCATAGAAGACGACCAAGCTTATACTTTCTATGAAGGAAATCGAAATGGCATTTACTACATTTTCTGGTCCAGTCCGCGCTGGTACTGTTCAAAACACTACTGGTACTACTGTTGGTCTTATTAACAACACAGGTGTTGTTGTTTTATCTCAAACTGCAAGCCTAGCTTTAACCACTAGTGCTCCTATTGTATTGCCAGCTGGTTCACAAATCTTAAACATCTTTATTGATGTCACTACTACTTTTACTACTAGTGCTACTCTTGCTGTAGGTGATGGTACAACTGCTGATAAATATGTTACTGCTATTACTACTCCAGCAGCGGGTCGTCAAACTATTACTTTTACTGCGACTCAATTAACTGCTATAAACAACATCGGTACTTCTGACGTAGCTATTACTATAACTATGGCTGGTACTACTGCTACTGCAGGTGCTGGGTTTATTACTGTAGGATACGCTCAAAAAACATCTTCTGGCGCTGAAAATCCTGTTTCTGCATAATAATTAATCTAAGGGGACCAGAGTTGATCGACCTTGGTCTTAAACGAGAATGTATAAACCCGCCCTTAACTTTACACATTTAGGAGATTAATTATGGCTATGCAAACAGACGTCAAATCGGCAGCATGTGCCGCCGCTGCGAGTACATTAGCAGTCAGTGTACGTACAAGGTTAAAAGGTTTAACTATTAGTTATGCTTCTGGTGCAGTTGTAACTGTTACAGATGGTAATGGTGGCGCTACTTTATATTCTTTTACAGCACCATTAGCAGCAGGTGCTACAAATATTCTTATTCCCGGACAAGGTATTTTAGCTTCTACAGGATTATATGTTACTAATCCAGCGGCAACTACCACCTCCATTTTTTACGGCTAAGTCATGGAGCATCAAAGATCATCAGACCCTGAAGTAAGAACAGCTAGAGAGTTAGCTGAGCATGGCGCAGACATACGGCATTTACAATCGGACATGGACAAAATGGTTAAAGATATGGACGAGATTAAAGAAACCATAAAAGAAATTAGTAAAACCCTGTCTGAGGCTAAAGGTGGATGGCGTATGTTTATGATGATTGGCGGGGTAGGTGCTACGGTTGGTGCTGGTGTATCTTGGATAATTGACATAATAAGGCACTAATGGCTACTAAAAAAGCTCCAGTATTATCAGTTGGTAGAGGTGAGAAGTTACCTGTGTCTAAGGGCGCTGGTTTGACTGCTAAGGGTAGAGCTAAGTATAACAACGCTACAGGCTCTAATCTAAAGGCTCCTCAACCAGAAGGCGGTCCAAGAAAGAAATCATTTTGTGCCAGAATGTCAGGTATGCCGGGTCCTATGAAGGACGAAAGCGGTAAACCTACACGTAAGGCAGCATCATTAAAAAGGTGGAAGTGCGGTGCCAAGTAAATCAAAGAAACAAGCGAATTTTATGCGGGCAATAGCCCATAGTCCTAAATTTGCTAAAAAAGCGGGTGTTCCGCAATCGGTAGGAAAAGACTTTGCTGCCGCTGATAAAGGTAAGAAATTTAACGAGGGCGGTAAAATGGCAGCTAAGAAAGTTGATTTAAAGAAAATGTTTAAAGGCAAAGAGTCAGTTAAAGAAGAGCTTAAAGAAGCTAAAGCTATTAAGTCTGGTAAGATTACACCAATGCAATACGCTAAAGGTGAAAAGTCTGAGCCAATGAAAAAGATGAAAGCTGGTGGTAAAACCTCATGTTACAAGACTGGTGGTTTTGTAAAAGCTGCTGACGGTGTTGCAACTAAAGGAAAAACTAAAGGTAGGTTAGTATAATGGCTGAGCAAAAGAAACTAAAAGCAAAAATGAAACCCGGTGTAAGTAAAGCCACACCTATAAAAACTACGTCTAGTGGAAGTAAAGATGTAGCTATTAGAAGAGCTAGTGATGTTGCTACTAGTGGGGATAATAAATTACCTCCTAGAGCTAGTGCTACTGCGTCTAGTGGAAGTAAAGATGTAGCTATTAGAAGAGCTAGTGATGTTAGAACAATGAAAGATGTATCTGAAGTAGCTAGTAAAACTGGTAGAGCTGCGTCTTTAGGTAGATTAGCTACTGGAGCAGGTTTATTAGCTTATTCTAAAGATGCAGGGGAGGGGAGTGATTTTAAAGGTACTAATGAACGTCCAGCACTTTATTCTGGTCTAAATAATGAACCTAAAGTAACTCCAAAAGATGTAGCACCTAAAGCAGCTCCTAAAGCAGCAGTTCGTAGAGCAGTTGATACAGGCAAAGCAGCTAGACAAGCAGCATATGATGAATGGGTAAAATCTAATCGTGACCCTATGAGTCAATTAGCTAAAGATAGAGGTGTATTAACTAAAGACAATACTCCAAGCGATTCACCTGTTAGAATGAAATCAGGTGGTGCAGTTAGGTCTAAAATTGATGGTATTGCTCAACGTGGTAAAACTCGTGGTAGATACTGCTAATGAGAGCCTCACGTGGCATGGGCGACATTAACCCTAGTAAGATGCCTAAAGGTAAGAAGATTATCCGTAAGGACGATCCCAATGCTGTAGAGATGTACAAGAAAGGGGGAGTAGCTAAAAGCTTTCCTCCTCTTACTAAAAACAAACGGGCTAAGAAATGACCACTACTGGAACTGCACTATTTAATATAGACCTCTCAGAAATAATTGAAGAAGCCTTTGAACGTGCGGGCTCTGAACTTCGTAGTGGTTATGACTTTAAGACAGCCAGACGTTCTCTTAACTTACTCCTGATAGAATGGGGTAATAAAGGCATAAATCTTTGGTGCGTAGAGCAAGGACAGATTGTGCTTAGCACAGGTGTTGCGACATACCCACTACCTGTAGACACCGTTGACTTATTAGACCATGTAATACGTACAGGTTCAGGTCAAAACCAATCCGATATAACTATATCAAGAATTTCAGGTTCTACTTACTCGACAATCCCTAATAAGAATGCGTTAGGTAAACCTATCCAAGTGTGGATTTTTC